GAAATTGCTCATAAGGAGGAACGGGCCGCCCGGATTGATTAGAATTGAGCAGATCCTTCAGCCAAAGATAGTTCTCTTCTGTGGGCAAAGTCCACTGAACGGAGGTGAACCAATGCCCGGCCATGCCCGTAACTGTTCGGCTTCCGGTCTTCTTCTGGAATGATTCGGCTACTTGTCTGGTATTGAATCCGGCCCTCTCTTTCTCTCCATCCAGATAAGCCCGAATCGGCTCAAAGACGAATCCCCGCAGCTCATCACATTTCGCCCCATAACCGGCTTCGCCTTTGGCTATGTTATCTGAGCCGAAATGCTCTGCAAAGATAATCTCTTCCTTCTGTTCAAAAAAGGTTCTGAGCGTGTCTTTGTCTGCTCTGCTCCAAAGGCCGCCCCCGTTCGCTGTCCCGTCGTTCTTTCGCCATGCTATTCTATTTAACACATTGAAATATTCCCCTATCTTACACTCGACCCTCGCAGCCATCTTCGGGCTTGCGAAAACGTACAGGCTGCCATTGGGCTTCAGTATCCTTTGCCACTCCTGGCATAGCTCCCCTATCCAATCAATGAACTTAGCCGGGTTCTCCCATTGGTTATCCCAGGGCTCGTCTTTGACCTTAAAATATGGTGGATCAGTATAGATCAGGTTAATGGAGTTAGCGGGCAGCTTCCCCATCTCCTCCAGGCAGTCCCCGCAGATGATGGTGTCTATTGGCGTGGTTCCGGTCATATCCTAAGCTCCTCCTCTCCCACCCTTGGGTCGCCCGTGCTCGTACAGCTTCGCGGGCCTCCATTCTTTGCAGTCTTCGCCATGCAGCGCCATATAGGAGTAAGCGCACGAGGGAATGGTCACATTCCAGTAGCACTTCCCACATTTCGCAGTCATGCTATCCCCCACTGAGAGCAATCCCGCAAAACCTTAATGTCGCTATCCACTTGCGCCAACCTCATCCGGAGGTCGTCTCTCTCCTCCAAGGCCATCGCGAGGGCCTGGTCAATCGGAATCAGAGAGGGTGCGACATCCTCATCCCGCTTGGCGTGAATCGGGTGGGTCCGGAGGAGCATGGAACGCCTTGCAGCGACGCACTCATCACAGCAGCACTGCGAATGGGGAGGGCTCATTGCCCCGCCTCCTGCAGACAATATGCCCTATGCTTCAGCCACGCCAGCATATCCTCATGCCGGCCCGACTTCTGATATTTTTGCCACTTGCACAGCGGCCACGTGTGTGGGTTGCCAGGCATCGGTTTCACGTAGCGATGTTTGTGTGCCATTAGACCAGCCTCCAGACAACCTTTTTGCGCCGCTGAAAGGCCCACCGGCGCTTTCCAGAAGCGCGTTCAGACGCGATCTCCTCCCGCACGACCTTGCCCTCGGCACGCTTCTTCTGCAGATTGATCTCTATCGTGGAGTGATCCATCTTCAGCTTTTTTTTCAAATCGATTATCGAGAGCGGCCCCTTCTGCAGGGCGGCCTCAATGGCAGGCCATCTGGTGGGCGGTCTCAATCCAGCCACCCCCGATCAATGGCAAGAGCCGTTCCGGCAATCAGAGCTATTATGAACCCCACCCCGAGGGCTGACCCGAGACCATCATGATATGCGTCGGCTGCATATAGTGCTATATCCACTCCCGTGATGATACACGTAGCCACCGGGATCAATATAGCCATCTTCTTCAGGAAGTCCTTCGTCTCTGACATCATACCCTCGCCTCCTGGCAAAACATCTCCTGGAAGGCCCTCATCTTCCCGTCCCGGAGCTTTGTGAGGAGTATTATGCTCCGGTTCAGTTCCGCGATCTCATCCATCTGTGAGGCCTCAAGCTCATCGAGGCCGATATAATAAGTTTCAAGAGTTTCCATATGTCATCCCCTCCTAGTTTGTAATCGTCCAGTTTAGACAGTTGCCGGTCACGTTGGCACCGACCACTGTGAATATGTGTGTTCCATTCCCCGTACAATTCCCGGCGATCTGCAGAGAGACCGCGTCTACCACACCCATCCACCATATAAGCCAGATCAGACCAAAAAGGAGGCCGTATGCCAGGATCATCTTCCAGATATATTTCATTCCTGCCCCGCCTCCCTCAGCATGGCCCGGAGCAGTTCCATTGCCCGTTGAATTTTGTGATTAGTGCGCCCCGGCAACGATTGATCATATTCCAATCGGCGCAGAATCCGTCCAAATGCTTCTTCCCGCTCATCCGTGATCTGCCAAGATCGCCGGGTGGCATCCGGCCCGATCTTGCCCTCTATCCAAATTTGCTGGCGGACAACATCCCACACTACCCTTGACTCCTCGACCCAACCCGAAAAAGACCGTGCCCGCACTTCCACCAGGGCATCCTCCAGCTCCTGGATTCGGGCGTCCTTGAGCCGCGCAGCTTCCAGATACATCCTCTCTGCCGCTCCTGCCTGATCTATCTCAGTCTCTCTGAGGTGGTTGACTCTGGCAAGCTCCGCCCGCAGCCGCTCGATTTCGGCTAGGGCACCATTGAGTTCAGATGCTACCTTTTTTTGCCCTGACGGAGAAATCGCTTCATCCAAAGCATCCCACGCATTCTCCAGATCGAAGGTCATGCTAACCTCCTCAGATTCGGCACATAGTAGCAAGCACCCGGCTCCTCCATGAGAGCTGCATATATTTCCCGCTGGCGGCTGTGGTAAGCCCTCCATTTGGCCTCCGCGTCGGCCCGGCGGTTGCGTCTCCTGATGCCACTCATCTCAGAGCCCCCTGTAGACGATACTAAGAATAGCCATCAGCCCGGCAACTATCACAAACCAGAAAAACAGAAGCGCCCAATCTTCGATAGCCATCTCAGATCAGCTCCCTCAAGGCCTTCCAGAAAACAAGCGCCGATTCGCCCGTCGGGGTGATGAAGTATCGGTCGGTTCTTTCGTTCCAGACCACCAGACCGCCCTCTACCATTTCCGCAAGCAGCGCCACGGTCCGAGGGTGACTTATATTACATCCATGCCGGAGGGCCGTTTGGTTGCGGTCCTCTTCTTTCAGAAGTCCAAGCATTTGCATTTGGACCTCCAATCCGGTTCTTTGCTTTGTCATCTGCCATTTCCTAGAAGAGAACTATATTAATGGGCAAATGGTACGCAAAGTTACTTATACTCACAACGATATAAGTACCATCTAACCCTGCTGAGAGTCGTTTCCATTGGCGTGGTTCGCGGTTCTCAGCTGTGGCCTCTTCTATTCATAGCCTTAGTCTTGGCTCTATAAGTACTTTTCGGTAGCAACGCAAAAGCACACCGCAAAAAGATAAGAACATAAAATAGGTATGACAAAACGTCGATATTATGAGTACGTATCGACGATTCTAACGATTATAAAAGAGAATAAGAAAAGGATCACTCCGGCATCAGGCCGCAATACCCCTCATGCTCATCCGGCTGTCTCCCTGGGACTATGCAGAAGCAAGCGCAATCCCGCCGGCAATAGACCGGATTGTCGGTGTCCCGTGTCATAAAGGGACAAATCGAGACCCAGATTTTTGCCATTTTCAGACCCCCATCCTATCGCTCAGTTCCCGGATTCGCGGCCCCCAATAGGCCGGATCTTGCGGCTCCAGCTCGACCATCCGGAGCAAGTTCCTCTCCAGGATCCGGCGGGGCGTTGCTGGAAGGTTCTTCTCCAGCTTCCTGAAGTCGTAGGGCATCAGCGTATCGATCGGGTTGGGCGGGGTGTAGGTGATCTGCATTCAGACCACCTCTTCGACCAGACAACCGCCTTCGGGACATTGGTTCTTCATAGCATCAATCCGATTTTCCAGATCGGCGATATACGCATCTTTCTCGATGTGATTGTCTCTCGCCTGGTGTACAAATCGGTATCCGTTGCCCAATGCTATGTTTTCAAGCTCGTTGAATGGGTCGAACTTTTGACCGTCTTCTCCCCGATAGATTGTTACTCCGGGGTGAGGGCCGCCGTAATATTCTGCCCGATCCCAATATATGATCACAACCGATCCATCCCGCGCGTTTTTTAGCACTTGTGGGAATGCTATATTTTTTCTTGCCATACATCCTAATAGGCTTTGCGTCTATATATAGCTTTTGTATAGCGTACATATTCGCGGTGCATCAGAAATGTATATATAGCATGAATAGCATGTATAGGGGCATGGAAACAGATACTATAAGTTTCCTCGCGAAAATCGATAAGCGAGGACACATATACGTCCCTTCCAGAATCCAGGGACTGCTTGCGAATAGAGAAGATAGGCACAAAATGTTTCAAGTGACGATAGAAAAGAGGGAATGAAATGGATCTGAGAGAGAAGTTCGACGCGGCGATGACCACGGTCACGCGGTGCCGTTTGGCCCTGCTGGAAGCGAATGAGGCAGAAATCGAGGCCCGCGAAGACCTGAAGAGCAGCGAAATGATCCTTTTGGGCCGCGATGGAGTAATCGATGGCAAGAATGCAGAGGTCCGGGCCGCGCAGCTTCGCACAATGACCGCGATGGAGAGGGGGGCCCTGGCCAAAGCGGAGAAGGAGAAACGCCTGGCAGTCTACCGGCTGGAGATAGCACTTGATGCCCGCCGGAACCTGGAAAGCATCCTCAAAATAGAAGAGCTGGAGAAATAGAATGTCCGGAAATGTGATCAGCAAGGACGACCTGAAGATGGCCGTCACCCAATACGCACAGAAGAATGAACTCACCGTATCCGAAAGCGAGAGTGGATTCGCCCTGATGCCAGGGGATATAATAGTGAAGCTGGAAAACGGCAAGCCAAAATGTGGCAATACCGAGGTCTGGGAGGGCATCTGCAATATTCTGGTTGACTCCCGCTCAGCGCCCGCCATCGCCCCACAGAAGCCAAATCTCCCTGCCCGGCCTATGAACACCCGACCCAATGGGAGATCGTCGAATGGCGGGCCTCTGGCGAAAGCAGGCCTTGCCGTGCGGGATATTCAGGTCGCCGAACTGACCTTCGAAGATATCAAGACATACATTTGCCCGGCTGCAAGCGATCAGGAGACCATGATGTTCTTGAAGCTCTGCCAGGCCAGGAACTTGAACCCCTTCCTGAAAGAGGCCTACCTGATCAAGTACGACGGCGGAAAGCCCGCTCAGATGGTGGTAGGGAAGGACAAGTTCACCAAGACGGCTGAGGAACATCCACAGTTCGATGGATACCGGGCCGGGATTATAGTATCCGTCGGTGATGAAATTGTAGAAAGGGAGGGGACTTTCTACCGGAAAGGCGAGGAGCTGGTGGGCGGCTGGGCGGAGATCTACAGAAAGGACCGGAAGATGCCTTTCAAGCAGACCATCCCGCTCTCCGAGTACAACCTGAAGAGAGCCAATTGGCTCTCCATGCCGGGGACAATGATCAGAAAGGTCGCCCTGGTGCAGGCCCTCCGGGAATGCTTCGCCACAGACCTGGCCGGCTGCTACGATTCCGCAGAAATGGATCAATCGATAGACGCCGAATATGAGGTGGGGGCCTGAGCCCCCATTTTGGAGGACATGGAATGAAAGAAATGTCTATATCCAGCGGGACACTCCGGCTGATAATAACCGGCATGTCGGTCGACGGCGCTGTGTCCGAATTTCCTTTAGGCGCGAAACTGGCGGTAGTGAAGCATAATTGGGTCTTCGCTGAAATTGAATTTTCGTCGACCGAAGACGCCTTGCACCGGGCAAGAGAACTTGAAAAGATGGGATGGGAATGGTCAGAATGACTCGATTTGATGAGGTCGCCCGGTGCTTCCAGCGCGGGGATGCGGCCATGAGGCCTTCGACCATATCCATTCTTCTTGATTCCAACGAGAGAGGTTCCGACCGTGCCAAAGCACTGGCACTGGCCGTGGGCGGGGACCCTGCCTATGACCTGCAGGGCTTCGCAGCTCGCAGCGGAGTACTGGAAGCTGAGCCTGGTAGTCCCCGCAAAATACCGCGGCAAGGAACTGACCGTCGAAGATATGGAGCGATTCGGATGCTCCCTGAAAAGGATTTGGGTCTATCTGGAAGACCCATTGCAAGGAAAAATCGTGGTTGATCCCACGAGAGACGGATTCAATTGTCCGTTCTATACTCCGGAGGGGTATAGTGGTGTATGTGTTTGTACGGACAAATCGCAAAATCCGAGGTGGTAGCAATGAAACTTGCCAAATTTCTTGTTTGGATCGGAGGCGGTTCTCTGATCCTGAATATCGCAATGGGCATATACATTCATGCCCTTAGCACAATTGGATTGCTTCGGCCCGATTGGATGCCAGTCGCTGGAAAACTGATGATCGGGAACATGATAATTATGACAGTCCTAGTTGTACTGATCGCTCATTTTATAAATGTCGAGGAGGTGGCCTAGATGGGCCTGGATTATAGCCGTGATCGGTTTGGATACCCGCGCGCATGCGGGGAGGGAGAAAAAAGAAAATACTGTCTCCAGTGCGACATAATGACCACAATCTGTCCGGCGTGGTCATCCATGCCAAGTGACGAGGAGGTGGACTAGCCGCCCACCGGGCAGATGATCTCTGCCCCTTGCCTCCTCTTTTCAGAGATCCTGGAGCTATTGGGGATCAGGCCGGATGAATCCCAGGCTATCAAAGCAGTCTCAAAGCAATTTCATTGTTATACGTAGAATAAAAGCTTTCTTATGCCCATGTACTGAGTAGATCCCCAATTGTTTGCACATTTCAGGGCGTAATATCGGTATGCTCCGGCGCTATTGACATTGATATATTTCGTCTCTTCTCCATTCAGGCTCTCAGTATGTTGGAGCATGGAAGATATATCAGTCGATAGATTTGTCCAATCGTTATCAGTAGCATAATTCAGGTTGTTAAATGCCGATGCCGAATTGCTGCCTTGCAGCGTGAAAGCTTTAACGCCCACATTGGTATCATAGCCATCATGATGGCTATTGTTGTAGGCTATCCGGCGAAGGATAAGGGTTGATCCCAGGTCAACATGGAAGCGTTGATTAGTGACATGCCCGCTTGCAGTCATCCAGGAATTCTCGTACCTGCTGCCAGCATAAGACAACCCCGGAACGCATGCTAAAAAGGGCTCAAATCCCAGGCCATAATGATTAGTGGCTTTTATATATGTACTGGTATAATCAGGCGGATATACCGCCTGATAATCCAATGTCAGTAAAGGAATGCGCCTCAATATTTGCATGTTCATTTCTCCGATACGAATGTCAGGGTCACAGTGAGATACGTAGAGTTTCCAGATCCGCCCTGGGTGGTTCTCAATTCGATAGCCTCATTCAAGTCTACTTTGGCATTACTGGCATTTATGCCGCTGGTGGTATGCACCCAGCTCGCGGCAACTGGCAGTCCGGTGTTTGTGTTATCCGTCCCCACAACGCTGCCATTGACCGAGGCTGTCACCCTCGGGGCGGTCCCACTATCGGCCACCAGAGCCCTGTGACTGATCCTCACCAGATGCGCCGGCGTGCCCTGCCAGATCGAGAAAGACTTTTGGAACGACTGGATCAGAGTAGTGTTTGCCGCGGCTGCATATGCTCCTGGGATGAGATAATCCACCTGGGAGACCAATTCAGGCGGCCCAACCCATAGCACATAAAGCATTCCTGTAATTGGTGGGCCTGCTATGGTTAGCAGAGTATTTGTTATAGCAGTCACAATGCCATAATACGGCCCTCCATCGCTAGTAAGATATTTTATTGGAGTGCCTACTGGCATTGCACTTCTCATATCATATAGCATCGCTATGGAGGAAGTACTGGCAGGAGTTTTATTAAATACCTCCCATTGTTCTATCCATCTGCTGTTGTATTGGGACAACCCAGGACCAGAGCAGTCCCTGGCGAATAATCCACCGCTTATGGACATTGCCCCGACCTTCGGCGCGTGGCATCTATTGCATATGGTTGTGGACAATGCCGGTAGATAAAATATATATGTGTCGTATGCATCGGCCACAAATTCGCAGTTTGTGTATTCCACCGTTGCGGTTATGGGTTCGCCCATTTCATAGAGATATACGCATGCACCAGGCACCCTCACTTCTTGTTCCAATTCATCGAGATAGACGTAAGTGAATGCTTCGAAAAAGCAATCAACTGCTGATATTTTGGCATGTCCAAACACTTTAAGCGCCTGGAATGCTCTGAATATGCAATCCCTGAATGTGACATTGTAATATTCGCCGTCATCAATATAATACCCACCATCGATGTAAGTGCCGTATTGCGATGTGTGGTTGGCATCGAAGGAGCTATCTGCAACCAGAACATTTATGCTACAATGGACCTGTAGGCCATATGAATGGACAGGGCTATCAGTTATGTCCATAGTGCAGCCAGTGACAACGCAACCATTTATGCACCAAATTTGAAGGCCGGCGTTGTTCAGGGAGACGTTGGATACTGAGATATTGTCCTTGCGCCTGGTCGTGTAATCGGTAGAATTGCCTAGCAGCTCTATTCCAGTGGAACAATTTGAAATTATACAATTCCCAATCGATACATGTCGAGCGGTATCTGTGCAAATCCCTGATCGATAACAATTCTCGATCTGGAGACCGTATAACAAAGCACCATTAACAGGCCCGCCACCATTGTTTCCGAGATAGAAACCATGTCCATGCGAATTTATGGATCGAACGTTAAATAACTTTTCGCCTGTACGGATGCTGCCGGACAGATAATTACCTGGCCCATCCATTACAGATATGACGCTCTGGTTTGCCCTGTTGCCATCCAGCGTCATGTCTGCCAGGGTGAATGATGTAAATCCACTGTTCTGGTCTCCAGTTGTACGATTAAACACCAGGACGGCATGGTGATTGGTATAGTGCTGGTTATCTGCCAGCTTCAATGTGGTTACGTCGATGCCGGCCCCAAATACATGGCAATTCTTCCCCTCCATAGCCGGGCCGAATGCATAATAATGAGGATTGGTAGTCCCATCACCGGAAAGATAGAACAGCTTATTTGCCTCCAGTGTATATAATCCGGGCCCTATGCCGATGCTTCCATTATCCGGGCATCCGGCAACGGCGGCATCAAATACGTCGGTGTCATCCGTGCCCAATATACCACTATCTAAGATTGTTCCATCGGCCTTTCTGGCTATGATCTCAGTGCCCCGCTGGAAGATCTGCACTGAGTACATGGTGTTAAAATTGGCTGGGAGGACAGGGACCGCTATGTTTCGGATGTTGGCATTGTATATTGCGGTGGCCCCGCCCGATACCAGTATTTCGGCCAGGATTAGCCCATCTTTGGCGCTGAAGTCTGCAGGATAGGGCTCTTCCCATTTCAGCCAGGATGCCTCTGTGGCCGGCTTCTTCGCCTTCGCCGTACCTTTCAATATTTTTATGTTGCCGTCCGCCCGATCAACATAAAGCAAATCTATCCTGGGATTGGCATCGGAAGCGGCCACTAATACATTGGTGATGCTAGTTTTAGCCTTGATGATTCCACCGAGCACGTAGATGAAAACTCCGACATCGACGCTCATATTTGCGCCGGCTGCCCTCTCGGTGACTGCAGGTTCGTTCCCAGGCACAACATAAGATCCAGCGAGTGCCCCGAGCATCCCTCCCAGGTGAGCATCCCTAAATACGTGATCCCTGAGAACAGTGGTTTTCATAGAAGGCATTTATTCCCTCCTTTTTATTATTTCTTTTCTCTTCAGGACTTCGATCAAGCTCATAGCCCTGGCTTTTCGGTCAATCTTCCCGGTCTGTAGGTCTTCCTGCAGAGCTTCACAGTTAGCGATAGCTTCACCCCACATCATAGGCCCCGCTGGAAGTCCAAGACAGTGTATGTCATAATTGGCCTCCAGCATCATTGTATGACCATCCACCACTTCCAGAAGGCCAGGGAAAAGCCATTCTGCCAATCTACTTCTGAGACTCACTTATGCGCCTCCTGGCTGCCGTTGGAGCCATCATTGTAGGGATCTTGATCTTGATCTCACTGACTAGCTTGCTGTCCTTCTTTGCCATTCTTTCCTGACGTTCCGCCTCCAGCTGGGCAGCACGAATCTGCTTCTCCGCCTGGGCAAGTGTCTGAAGGGGCACGGCATGGAGTTCTTCGCCGGTGGTGGTCTTTTGGGCTGGTCTCTCCGGCCTATACTTGCAGATTAAAACTCTGCCATCCAGGGCCTCAGGGTCTAAATCATACAAGGAAATGATGGGATAATCCCCATACAGCTCATGGTGGCCTTCCCCGGCGGTGAGCCAATATCTGTTCCGGCCCCTGTATCTCTCAGGGATCTCTCCTCCTGAGCTATCGTATTTTTTGTATTGTCTAGAGGCCAGATTGTACTCTACACAATCCTCGATTATTTTCTTGAGGCGATTGGGATTGATAGGGATCTCATCAATCTCTGGAATGAATTTTACGTCTTTTAATCCGAAATCCATATGCTACACCACTTTAACGTTAACCTTATATACGCATACTACGTAGTTATAGAGTATGCTGCGAATATTAGCTTTGTTATTGGTCCTCTGCAGTGCTATAGCGCCTGTAGATGGTGATGTGAGAATGGTACAGGGATCTAGTGATACTCATTACAGTGCGTACTCTGCAGAAGTGGCCGAAAATGGCACATTGATAGTTAGTATGTCTCAGAATACGTTTGACTGGTTGCCGGACCCTGCACCTGAAGGCGTTATTTACCAAGTGCTTTCTTGGTTGCCATAGATCAGAATGCGGAGATTATCGCATTGACCGAGACGTTGCCAGATAAAGAGCACTTGACGGGATTGCTGCCACCGTATTCAGAGAGTTGGTAAACCAGCGTGTTATTACCGCCCACTGACACCAGATCGGATATATCGATATTATCTAATCGATCACCGATATACAAACCACCGGCTCCGGTGAAAGGTGATCCCGGCACATGCTGGCCATTGCAGGTGATGGCTAAAGTGAGCAATGCCGCTGATCCAGTAGGTAGCCAATTAAGCATATATTCTATTTTATTGTTATCGACCGTTAATATTTGTTCGTCGTGTTGAGAAGATCCCGCTCGCGTTTTGGCTGATTCTGTGGATTCTGTATGATGTTGCTCTCCCGCAGCGCTTGTATTGTGGGCGGGTAACGTGTGCTTATGCTTGCCTGCCATATTCAAGAATTGGCTTGCAGGTCCGAACGTGTGGTTGTGGTATTTCGTGCTAAACGACTCAGAGTCAACATCGTAAAAATACCAATCTTTATCTTCAAAGTCGATTTCGAGGGCAAACGCCACTACCGCGTTCTCGACATCCCCGATGTTGGTTGATGCGTCATTTGTACCATAAGGCCCCAACCCTGAAAAGGCGTATATCGAAAATAAACCACTGCTTAATTCGGTAGTTTCCTTTTGTGTTATGCCATGGGCAGTCATTTCTTCATCGGAGGTTTCCCCTCCACCATAGCCGCTGTGAGATCCCACCGCCCCATGTGAAGCTCCGCCCACCGTGGCCGATTTCACCGAGGATTTAAACCAATCCAAACGCACATTCAGGAGTACCTGATAGGGGAAGTTTGGATCTATCTCCCCGTTCTCTTCAGAGCTGCGCAGTTCGAAATTAATGGTTAGCGGCGTGCCGCTATCGATGTTCTGCGAATCTATCCCCCAGCTCCAGGCGTTCTTTGTGTGGGTGCCGTAAAAGCTGGAGAGGGCCCTTTGGATATCATTCCCGGCCTGGAGTAGTTCTTTGATCGTCCTCAGCCTTTGCCCCGCTTCCAGGAGCATGACCCCATCAGGTTTCATCTGGATATGCTTGATCCTTCGGACTATCGGCATATGTCGATGGCGGCGGATTTCTATGTAGTTCCCAACGGATTGGGCCCAATCCTGATCTATAGTCCTAATATTATATATGGTGGGATCAGCATAATCCTGGAAAGCCTTCTCAGTGGCATTTTGCAGCATGCCACCATAAAGGCCCGGAGCCTGATAGATGGCCTCTCTCCACACCCCCGGAGATGTGGTTTGTCCCATAGCAGCGGCGGTCTGTCTGGTTATGCCACTGCCCGCACCTTGCCCTATGAGAGCCTGGATTTCCCCTAGATCATCGATGGTATCAATGGATATCTCGGCATCCATGCCTTCGGTATAGGTGGCAATTGGGGAAGCTTCGCTTCCTTTGCCGATGGTAGCTTTGCCATCGATATACGCCTGGTCATCTTTCCCATACCTGGGTTGATACTCCAGGCCCCCGGCCAATATCATGGATTTGATCGTTGGGAAGATCTCCGTCTCACCCACCTCAAAACATACCGGGAAAGTCCTATCTCCGCCCTCCAGGGAGCCCAATCTCAGTAAGGTATCTTTGAAGTTGGGGATGAGGATAAGATGATAATCCGGGCTCTTGCTGTCCGTAGTCCACAGATAGAGATCAGAAGAAGATTGATACCATGTCCCTGGGGATGTCGGTATGCCTGAGACTTTGGTGAGCAGGGCGGTGCCCTGGAAGAGCTGGTTGATAGCCCCCAGGTGAGAAGCTGTTCCTCTCCCAGCCCATTTGTAGATAGCCCCCGAATGCTGGGTGAAGGATCCCCTGGGAACCAAGCTATTGGCCATTGCCAGGAGCCCCACAACGCTCTCCCCGAGCTTTTCTGAAAGCATGCCATTCAGGGTAGTGCCGGCGGGATACCTGTAGAAAGCCCCTATCCTGGCCTCCAGGATGGCCTCTGCAGAGTCCAAGGTCAGAGTGTCGTGCTCTGGTTTGCTCTGATCCAGCCTCTTGATATGCCCCAATAAGATGGTTTTGCCGCGTCGGATAACCTTCACTGTGCCCCTGGAATGGGTAGCAGAGCCCTTCTCTATTTTAGCGACCAATCTCCTGGGACGGTCCATGTATTCATCATATGCAGGCAAATCCACCATGCTGGGGTGGATCTCTCCGCCGTCTGGATTGATGATGATGATATCAAGGTCTTTCATTGAGCGTACCACCTGGATCTAAATGTGGTTTGGAGCTTCGCCCTGGCAGATCCCGAGCCCTCCACCCTGATCTTCCGGGATTCCTGAGCCGGGCAAAGTGGCATTTGATCATACTGGCTGCTGATATCCCGGTCGAATATGAAAGATACATCCTGAATAGTCATGCTTGACCCGACTGGAGAATAAAACCGCACATAAACGGTTTGGAGCTTTTCGGTGCCGGTCAGGTAATATTTTTTCGTACCGTTTTCAATTTCTCCGGCGGTGATAGCTGTCTGCCAGGTTGCCCCGTCTGTCGAGTATTGGATTATTGGCGAACCTGTCTTTGTTATGGTAGCGGTCAGTTCGATATCATCCTTGAGAGGATGTCCCTGGAATTTGTAGTAGAACCACATCCCCGAGGGCACATTTATTTGTCCACCTGCGAGAGTGCACCCGTTGTGGGTGACATCATATTGCCAGCTGTTATTAGTGCTATAATCATCGGTGTAAGTATGCCTCAGATACCGTTTTCTCCAGCCATCCAAAGTCAATTCTACGTACTCATTGGAGAGCAGACCAGGGCCAATGTATAGGTCGCCCTCCTCAGTGGCATTCCAGGTTTTCACATGTGGGTGGGTGAGCTGCCCACCGGAATAGAACCCACCGATCTTAAAAAGGATAGGTGTTGGCGCTGTACCATAGTTGAATTTATAAGTGCTATCCTGAGGCAATGCACATATTCCCAGGGCAACCCCCTGATCCCAATTGTGATACATGCAAGGATCTTCCATCCAGCATGTTACCTTCTGCACCGGGCCCCTGGCAACCTTGATCTTCTCGGGATTGGTTGCCATCTTCTTAATATAATAAAATCTATCAGATCTGCCTATATGGAGCACATAATCCTTAGCGTCATTGTTCACGACCTTCTGGAAAGCTTGGCGGTCGCTATCATTTTTTAAATATACGTAGAAAGTATATTCTCCCCCTTTGATACCCTTATCCCGGAGGTTTACCCTCCGGCCTTCCAGCATCCCGGTCTTGGATGCCTCGATCCCGAAACCATCCGGCTTAGGATCAGCCACCTTGCCGGATAGGTCCAGGACTCCACCCTCCGGGCCTATGGCCCAATAGTGACTATCCAAAATCGTCATGCCGGCGGCCATTGTGCAGGCTCTCAGATCGGATATATTTATATTGGTTACGATATCTAAATCCAGCTTATCGGATATGCTAATGGCGGTATTTGCCATCAGTTCCACATATTCCGCTATGCTGATATTAGTGAATATGTCGCGGTCAATGGCTCCAAGGATGGACATACCCACCTGAGCAGAATGTGTAATGGGCCCTATAATGGACATGGCCGCGTCTACATGGAGATAATGGGCGGATATGATCGACATACTCGCCCGAGCGCTCACGAATCTCTGATCTGATATGCTCAGATTGGCAAGAGTCGAAAGCGGCACCCTTTCAAGAATAGAGATGTTGGCCAGGATCTCTCTATGGTTATAAGCATCGATGTCCATGTTTGCCAGGACTGATAGCTCATAAACATCCACTATGCTCATATTGGCATAGATCCAAGGACTTTCAGTCCCCAGGATAGTTATGTTCGCCAGAGTTTCCAGCTCTTCGGCGCTGGCGCTAACAATGCCTATCCGGCCTATGCCAATTCGACTCTTGCCTATTATCATGTGCCCTCTTTAACTGGTGACTGAATATCTCATGTAGATTGTTGCCGGTACTGTAGATCCTGCTGAGCAAGTGGTTCCGAGAGTGCCCTGCAACCTCACATATTTGGAGATTCTTTGAGCGGATGTTATCGGACCTATGGAGCCTACCCCACCCACCAGGCCAACGGATTTCATATTTGAAGCGTTGTAAGTTGCCAGGAGGTCAGTCTTTGAGCTGGTTAGCCCCTGGGCAACCATCTCTGTACCGCTATCATCTTGCACGCCGGCGGCCTGTGTGTAGGTGTCATTCGTGTCATCGGCGACAAATATCTGAGCACCTGTCCAAGCCACATATCCATTGGGATTCGGATCGGGCACCGCAGGAACTCCACCCGAATAGATCTTAGGATCACTGTAGATCTCAGTGTTTAGCTCATCGCTATGCAGAAAGATGGTGGCTGTATAGCTGTGCTTATTACCGCTTGAAGGCTTCGGCACCGGATGAGTGGCATTGAATAGATAGCTCTCAGTCGTATTGCCGTCATAGGTCTTCAATTTCAATCCTATAGGTTCGGCCCCGCCCGAGATATCAATCTCGGATGGCCCACTTCCATAAGCTCTTTTAATGCAAACTGGCATTTTTACACCTCTGTAAATCTATATAAATCACATTCGCCCATATTCGCTACCTCACTAATAAAATTGCCAGAGGAATTAAAATCCACTTCCCCATGTCCATCTGGAAATATTCGAAGTTCGGCCCGGAAGCCATCTTTCAATGGCACGGTCGACAGGGGAACTCTTCCAGGATCGTCCCAATGGCCTTTCTCCAGGGCCATAACATAGATCAGCTTAGGGACCCTGGCAGCATCCGGGCCCTTCATCACTATTTCTATTCTGTCGGTGCGGAGAAATGCCGTGTATCCATCCGGCACCTCTGCTTCAAGGATTGCCTGAGCCGATAAGGTGGTTATGGGCTCTATTCTGATCTTATTCGCTGTCTGAAAAATAGGTTCATGGCTGCCGTGGTCTTCGGCACTAATCCACTCCTCCCACTCTTCGGATGGCACCCGAGCCATCCAGAAATGTGTATCCCAATCATGAATCATACTACACCCGCTCTTAATTCCTCGGCGATCATTGCCCGGATTTCATCGGCGTGCACCACTACATCCAATTCCACTGGCAATTTTATCACATAATTCTCCATGTCCTGGACCAAGTGGCCCCACTGAGTGTAAGCGGTGTTGGTGTTCAGTTCAACGGTCATTACAACGGGCTCAATGGCGATATCGGCGAACGCTTCATCAATATCCCGAAGGCCCCGCGATAGGCCGCTGATCTCTGATTCTATTTCGGCGATATTGGCCTTCATCGTCTGTAAGTCGATGCTGGAAAGCTCCTTGAGCCTGGCCTCGGTGGTAGTTTCAACGTTGACTTGTGCCGCTTTGATCTTCAGAGTCTCCGCTGTTGCTATATCGCCCGCAAACTCTGCTGATTCGAGTTCTGTCAGGTTCCCGAACTCATCTGGATTGGCCTTGATCATGTCATAGATCGCGCCCATCGGGTCGCCCGCGAAATCCCCGGAGTAGATAGATCGCCTGTCTATCTCCGTGCCGCCTTCTGTCCTCAGTATGACATCAGTGGAGCCTTTAGTAGCATCGGCGGAAGCCGCTATCTCGACGCCGCCAACGGTAGCCGCGCCATATACCGTGCCAATGGTATCTTTCCATCGAGAGTTTCCTTTCCCGACAATATTTTCACTCATGCTCTGGTGAGTCGAATATTCCACCTTTTCGCCTATTGCATGCCCAATCTGAGTACCGATATCATTCGCTGCCGTCAGTGCGTCGCCCTTTCCAGCTTCGAGCGCGTCTTTGGTAGCACCTTTTAGAGCGGAGCCTGTTATGCCGTCTGCCGCCTCTTTTCCTACTTCTTCGCCCCATACTCGAGCGTTGACATCTCCGAAAAAGTCAAATACTCCTCCGGCGGCATCGGCCACTCCTCCGAGGCCCGCTTTCTCTGCCAGTGTCCCAAGTGCGTCCCCTGTGCCCTTGATCGCGGTTGGTATCGCATTACTCAGGCCATCCACGATCTTATCAAACACTTCCTTTATTTTGTCGTAAAGCGTCTGGAATGAGTCTTTGAGATCATCGACATATCCAGAGACCGTCTTAAACGTGGCACTGTTCTCGATGATCTCCAGGATCTCCGCCTTGACCGCTTCAGCGTACTTGCCGCCCAGCTCAAAGGCTTTGCTGATCGCCTGGGATGCCAACACGAGAACGTCTAAGCTCATCCCTGCCATTGTGCCGATGTGCCCGGCCAGGATGCCTGCTCCTGTGGTGAGGGGGGATAGGACGGTCGTGAGCGGTCCCCATAGGTTCTCGCCTATCTCTCTGATCTTATTGAGCCCTTCCGCCAGGCCGCTCAGGAGAGGCGTGAACGCGGTCAGAATCGGCCCACCAATGTCTATCAGGATGGTGCTGATGCTGTTCTTAAGCTCCTGCATGGCGGCTTTTGCGCCTTCTGACCCGGCTTCAAAGGACTTTCCTATCGATTCTCCCTTTTCTCCAGCCGCGACCACTTCTTCAATTTTGCCCCGCCATTCGTCGGTATGGCCGACCATCTTCTTGAAGAAATCATCGCCATACCCACCACCTAGTATCCCGGCTGCCTGGGTAGCTGCTGCAGGATCTAGCTCTTCAAGTGCACTGCCCAACCTGAGAACGGTGTCGGTGGGGTCAGTGGCCATCAGGTTGACAAACTCGTCTGATGTTATCCCGAGGAGTTCGGCGGCTTTGGCCTGGGCCTCCTGGCTGCCCTTGGTGGTTCCCGTGAGTTGATTTAAGGCCGCGTTGAAGCTCCCAGCCGCGAGCTGGGACGAGCTGAATACAGAAGCAGTAGCACCGCCCCATCCGGCGATCTCGTAAGCAGAGCCGCCCAGGAGGGAAAGGGCTCCCGCCGTTCTGGTCGAGAAATCGAGAACTTCCTGCTCAGTGGCATTCATCGAATTGCCGGCAAAATCTACAGCTGAGCCGAAATTCCGAGCGAATTGTGCCGAATCCCCCACACCTTCAGGTAGCGCTTTTAGTTGGGACTGAACCTTTCCAATGGAGACTGCGGCTTGCTCTGCAGGAATGTCGAAGGCAGACCCCATCTCTAGGGCGACCCTGGTGTAGCCTGCTATGCTGCTCTCCTCGATTCCCAGGGAGCCTGCCGATTTGGCGACGTTCTGGATTTCCGACATCGTTGTCGGCATCGTCGCATAAAGGTCTTTTAGATCCTCCGATAGATCATTGAAGACAGACGAACCTTTTTCTATGCCGGTGGTCTTGCTTATCTGAGCCATCCCGGCTTCCCAGGCAGAAGCGGCATCATAGGCAGCATTCGCGATGATTGCCCCGCCTGCGATAGCGGCAACGGCAACCATGCCGGTAGGCCCGAGAGCAGTAGCTACCCCTTCCAGAGCAGTCCCTATTGGCCCCATGCCAGCCGTGATGCCCCGGAGATAATCGCTGGCCGTGTCCATCCCCCGGCCATTCCAGTTGATGCCAGCGATGCCGTTCTTTAAGCCGCCTTTCATGCCGGTATCGAGACCGGCGACGGCGTTGGTGGCTTGCGACCGGGCGGTGTTCAGGGCAGAGGTGAGCTTGGAGATATCACCGTCTATGATTACCGTTGCGTGTCCGACTTCTGTAATGAAAATCAGCTCCAGGAGTCGTATCTGTCTATATATTCCTGAGATGTGGTTTCTTTCTTGGGCTCCGCCTTGTCGGTGGAGTAGAACTCTGAAAAGGTGCCTAGCTTTCCGTTCCAGGCCAAAGCGAAAGCCGCGCCCGCGCAAAAGCCCTCAAAAGCGGCGGTCTCACGTTCCCAGGCTTTCTCTTGCATCCGGTGCTCATGGAGCGCCCGAAGCTCATTAGTAGAAAGATTGTATAGTTGATCTGGGAGGAGGCCCAGATCGATCAGCCCTAAGCGGTGGACTGTTTTCCAGAAAGTTCGGCCAGCTTCTTCCGGTCGTTCTCCAGCTCCAGCCGGGCTATCTCCAGCCGGAGGGCTTCCTTCTCCTGGCTGATCTTCACCGCTTCCTCGTTTCGGCTGATCTCCTCCAACCAGGGAGGAATAATAGAAGGGTCGTTTTTCTCCAGGAATGCCTCATACATGCCTCTTTGGAGATTTTCAAGAGTTCCGCCGTCCTGCAGGTAGGCGTCAATGCCCTGGCTGGCCTCGGAGGGCTCGCCTTTCTTGCCTTCGGCGCTTGATAATCCAGTTGCAGCGGAAACGGCAGACTCCATAATCTCAGCAATCTTGGAGTACTTCGCCAGCATATAGCCGGTGTGATCAGCGGCCGGCTTGATATCCATCCGCCTAAGTATATTCTTGCAGTCGCGCTCAAACTTCTTCATCGCCCCGAAAGTCCAATTTAGGGGCTTGTCATTAAGAACTATTTCATATTCCATTATTTATCTCTCCTTTAAGAAATTGGAGAGCCGCTCTGGGAATCCGGAAAGCCCATCATCGCGGCCCCAGGTGCTCATTCCATATACAGTTCGCCCGCCCCTTTAACAGTTACGGTCTGTTTCTGGGCGTCGTTTGGATTCGCTACCAGATTCTCCATGCTCGTTATAGCGCCCCACCCGATAGCGAAGGGTGTAGTGGCAAGCACAGAGTAGAACTTCCACAGATACTTTACAGCCAGCGCTTCCAACGGAATCGCGCCGTTGTAATAAAACGCACCGGCTGACATCTCCCAGGACCGCGAGCTGATGATTGAGCTACCCCAACCATCATCATCAACTGAGGAAGTGTCGATCTCCTTTCCATCGATCTTCAGCTTCCCGTCGAATAATCCGGCCACTTTTTGGAAAGCCAATTCGCTTCGCCGCGTCCCATCGACCGTGATAGTGTGGCCGGTCATGACGTTATCGAAAGTCACCATTCCCCGGAGGAAATTCACTGTGAAACCTGTAGTGACTGCTACCCCATTGGATTTTACAGTGAGCGTTTTGCCATCGTCCCAATACATTGATCCCACGGCAGCCTGATATATCAGATGGTCGCCCGAGTCCACCAGCTCTAACCCGGTAAATCCTACACCATCCGCCGCGGTCACTTCAGCCAGGGCTCCGGTCACTCCTCCACCTTTTGAGCCCGGCGGCAACCTGGCAGCGAAGAGCGCGGAAGCTCCAACGTCTTCATTGACAGCATCGACTATCTCAGCCGCCGTGCTGGTTGCCGTGCCGTTTACATTTGCACTGGTGATAGTGAGCTCGGTTCCTACAACACTAAGCGAAAGGGCAGCCGTGGTTGCACCCACAACGATCTCCACTTTGTTGGCCTCGTCGTCGGCGCTCACAAAGCATATATCCCTGGCATCGCCCAAAGCCGGAGTTACAGCATATTTCTTGGTTTCATCCCGAAAAAGAGCGGCGGATAGGCCGCTCACGGCTTGAGTCATTCCTCAGCCTCACGGAATGGCAGTCAGGGCGCCGCGTCCCTTGAAAGTCCAATCGGCCTTCTGTTGGGTGTTCGTGCCTGCCAGGGTGATCGCGCCTGACTGCACGCCGCAAGGCCCTTTCCAGCCTTTAGGCGAGGATGTGGCGGTTCCCGACTGGAGGATGTAGGCATAGAGGCTAGATCCTGCGATCAGGGCAGCGGAGATCAGGGCATAAGCCGCGTCAGTCATAATCAGGTTGTTGCTGATGGTGAGCTCCCAGGATCTTGCGCCGGTGATGGAAGATCCCCAGCCGGCATCATCTACATTGGACGTGTCGATATCCTGGCCGTCGATCTTCAGCTTGAGATCAATGAGTTCCCCGACCTTCTTCATGCTTGCCGGCGTATCATCTGTATAGATCCGGAGAGAGCCGGTCATTCCCGAAACTGCGTTAGTCATCTTTTCATACCTCGAAGTATTACCTTTTAGCCCCGAATTAGGGTTTATAAAAATGTGATTAATCAAATGCAACGAAGAACACGCCGTACCTGTGCCTGTTCATCGAATCTTTGCCAAAATATTCCATCACTGGAGCTTGAAGCAAGATCGCCTGGCGGCTGGCCGCCGATTTCTTGCTGCCCAGGTAATCCCTGATCTCAATCGCCTTGCTTCTGGCGGTGGCCTTGCTCGTGTTCCGGACGTGGACATCGAAGTAGGTTAGCACCGTGTGGCTATCAGTGGATTGAATCGACCTGCCCCCGGAGCTGAAGACCACAATCTGATTATCGGGCTGGTCTTGCAGTTCGTCTATGAATAGGCTCGTTCCAAGCTTTCCATACTCACCACTCACAAGATAGGAAGCAATATCGCTAATCACATCCGTGCTCATAGAACTCCTTTCACCCTTGAAGCCACTAGCTTCTCGATGTTATCTCGATTATCATCTAGAGAATCCCGGCCAGCGTGCACCTTCCTGCCAGATCTTGATGCGGGATTGGTTGGATCCGGATGTCTCAGAGACTCATCCAGCTCTTGCCGCCTGGCACCGGGTCCGGTGCTGGAAATATTGTACTCCAGCTCACCGGATTTCATCGGCTGGACATGAGAAGCCAGCTCGCCGGTCGCATAGGGGATTGTGTCCTGCCATTTTTTTGATACGATTTCAGCGGCATCGTTTAATCCGCTTGCAGCGGCCTCTCGCACTTTCGCAAGAACCGCTTCGCCGTACCAAGTCAGGATCATTTCTTATCCTCAAATGACATTGCCGTAGCGATATTATGGGTGCACATGGGATGGAAAACTCCTGCATCCCGCGCCTCATCGAGCGTTGGATAGCCCGAGGTCTTGCCGGTAAGCGAGACTATCCGACCGTTCCAGGCCTGGCAGATATCGCAAGTGTTCTTCCCAATGCCGCCTATAATCTCCGCCAGGTCGTGGTCGTGCTCCAGAAGCCTGTTCTTAGTGCCCTCGATCATAGCTTGCCGGGGCGTGGTCCGAGCGATCATCTCGGCATAGGTCTCCATGTTCCACCGCTTTCCTGCCGCGTCCACGAAGCCGGTTATGCCCCTATCGGCCATATCAGCCCGGATCCTTTTGGCCGTCTGCTGCCAGGTCTGATAGCCTACCACCTGGCCGGTCACATTTTCTAGGGCAATGGAGCGATACACATCATTCACTCGTCTGCCAATGACCTGATCAACAGTCTCGAATCGGCCATAAGCGTTCTCTGCAAGCACCTTCACTGCCTGCTGATGGACGGCATTGAATCCAGCTCCCCCAGCCAGGCCCGTGCTCTTCATCCCGGCCTCGTAAGCCTGTTGGATGGCTTGCTCAGACCAGTCCCTCGCACCCCCCAGGAGATCCTTGCGAATCTTCCGGACGTTCTTGAGCATTGCATTGAGCTGGTAGGTAGAGTTGCCTTTGAGGAGCGCTTTGTTCACTTCGGCCAGGATATCTTTTTCGGCCTTGGTGTAGAGCTTGATGAGCTTTTCAGCCTGTGTGTCGGTGATATCGGCCATGTCAGGCTCCACCGCTTCTAGAGCCGCCCAGGGCAACGGATCTCATAGAGCCGTCGTAAGAGACGCCCACAAGCCCTAGAACTGGCCAATCTCTGCCATCCTTGGTGATAACGTCACCCGCCTCTACCGCAGCCTCACACTTGCATATGGCCTGGCATTGGAGCTCATCACCTTGCACGGTCCTGATCACTTTTGCTCCATGAGCCCACAAGACGGTGATGGTAGAGGTTGTGTAGGTGTCGTCATTACCATCATTACCCGTCTTGTGTTTCCATGAGACGGAAACACCATGCGCGGCCAGATAGGGGCTTAGGAGGCTCATCTTATGGGCACGCTCCGGGCGATATACTTGGACAGCATCCGATAGGATGAAGAGCTTTGCAGGCCCATTTGAGACGCGCTGCCCGCACCAGGCCGGAAGGTCTCTGAGATTATGCCTGGGATCTGGTAGCTCGCGACTCCGGCTTCCTGGAGAGATGCACGGCTGGTGCCCCCGGCGGACTGTTCCGCATAGAGGGCGATCGCCTCCTCCATGCAGGCCCTTTTGACCTCGGTGGGCACTATGGCCAGGCTGGTGCTGCTGTTCCAGTCGCAAGTCACCCCATCTATGATCCTGGGGAACGCTCGGGGCTGGTCGGGAACACCGGCTACTACATCGATATCGTACTTGGTGCCCCGGAGTGGAAGAGCATCTATCCGCCGTGTTGCCTCCTGGCAGTACCATTCCTGTGAGGCAGCGGCCAGGGCTTTCAGAGCTATGGCAGCGGCCCGGGGATCAGCCGTGCCTATCAGGGCTTCAAGCTCAGCATCCGACTCTATGTAGCTGTCTGTGAACGGAGTATCGACCATCTATTCCTCCTTCCTGATTAGGGCCTTTCGTTTTGCCCTGTGCCCAAGTTTCTCATCAATTATGCTCTTCAGGTAGATTAGATCTGCATCAGAGAAATCATTCATGATGGCCCGCCAATCCAAATCGGTGAAT